TTTACAACATCTCTGGCAGTGCGCACTTCTTCAATAAAACAGACAACGGCATCAGCGTTTACCGAGATTTCCAAACCAACCAGGTAGACATCTATGTTCAGAAGGTAAGGTATAGTTGGTTGGGTAAAATTGGCTTTGCATCATTCACCTACGATGTAGAGACCCGACAGTATGCAGAGGTTAACCCCGTTCAGAAATTATCCTACAACCCCGATAGATTTATTTCATCAGCAAAAGAAGAACCCTTTTTATGAAAATAGCAGAATACGAAATCAAAGCACCATACCCCGGCACAGCATACAGCCTTTTTAAAGACGGGTTCCTACATACTAGCCTTTGCTTTGGAACATACGAGGCAGCTTGTAAGTTCTTCATCCCTTACATAAAAAACAACTGTTTGGATGTACAATTTCCGGAGGAAGTAGATGGCCCGTTCCTAAGTACTACCAACCCATTTGAGCGAACAGTTGGTGGTTATACCAACAGCGGCTATCTGAAGTTGATGGGGGAGGAGTTTATTTAATGAACTATCGTTTCCCCGACATCGGGAAGATGATGGGTAGTACCCTAACAGCTTAATTTATCAAAAGGACAAGAGAGGTCAGTAATGTGGATAAACTATTTTATATATGTAGTGATTATACTACATAAAAAAATATATTTACTGAACCAAACCCGACCCAATGACCGCAGCAACAATACTGACGGAAATTTACCTAAGCAAAGAAGTTGAACAAGTCATAAAAAAACTTAAACCCGACCATCTGCAAGAGGATATTAAACAGCACACCTTCCTGGAACTGTTCCAAAAAGAAGCTGACTTCATCATCGACCTACATAGCAGAAACAAATTAAAGTCCTATATCGTAAAAATTCTTTACAATACTGCCACTTATACTAGAAGCACATTTGCAAAGCAGCAGGGTAAGGAAACACCAACGGACTTCAATGACAACACAATGCCGTTCTTCGATGGTGAAATGAACATGAACAGCAAGAGGTGCAACCAATCAACCTTTGAGGTGATAAGGTTTGAGGAAGAAGAAAAGGAAAGGATTGAGATTGAAAGCAGTGTGGCATGTGCAGCATCATCAATTCATTGGTACAAGTTCAAACTACTTGAAATGTATGCAGAACTAGGCACCTACCAATCAGTGAGCGATGCAACAGGTATTCCATTAACATCAGTGTTTCAGACAATATCTGAGGCACGAAAAGAAATAAAACAAAGACTATGAATGAATTTTTGACAGCAAGGAACTTCATGTATGAAAGGGTAAAGAGTGGCATTGATGTTCACCTATCCGATAGCGATGCAAAAGCGTTCCAAAAGTTAGCCAAAGAGATTGATTCTCAAAGGCATTTCACTATTTACGAGTGTCAGTCATGTATCAACGATCTAGTGAAGTTTGTGTTTGACAATCAGAAAACAGTAATTAAAAAAGAAAAATTCCCGAAAGAAGATGGCGAAGGTGCAGAGTAAGCCTCCTAAAAAGGAAAAGTATATTGATTCACCCGAAACCCTTTGGGGTTTGTTTCTTCGTTATGTAGAACACGAGGCCAGCAATCCTATGTTTAGGGTTGACTATGTGGGGAAGGATGGTGAAAGGGTGAACACCCCTTTGCAAGTTCCAATTACTTTTGAGGGGTTTGAATGCTTTGTTGCAGACTTGGGAATCATTAATGATTTAGGAGATTACTCATCAAATAGAGGTGGTAGTTACGATTCCTATTCCCCCATCATTACGCACATACGAAGGAATTGTTTCGTTCAGAACTTCAAAGGTGCTGCTGTTGGTTTGTTCAATGCTAACCTAGTGGCCAAGAAGTTAGGACTGATTGAGAAGGCAGAAACCACTATCATTGAGCAGCCGCTTTTCCCTGCGAAAAAAGAAAAAGATGTTTCAGAGAACCACAGCCATAGATAAACTACTTGCAATCCAATGCAGGAAGAAAGTTATCCAGGGCGGAACGTGGGCAGGTAAAACATACGGCATCATCCCCTGCATCATTGACTACGCAGCAAAGAACACCAATAAGACCTGCACAATCGTAGCAGAAACAATCCCAGCACTAAAAGGTGGTGCAATCAAAGACTTCAAAAACATAATGAGAGATACCGGGCGGTGGGTAGATAGCCGCTGGAATGCAAGTGATCTTCACTACACCTTTGGCACGAACACCAAAGTAGAGTTCAAATCCTTTGATTCAGTAGGTAAGGCACAGGCAGCAGGTAAAAGAGATGTGCTATTCATCAATGAGGCACCATACGTTCAATATGAGATAGCCGATGCACTGATAGGTAGAACCACAGAAGATATTTGGATTGACTTCAACCCCACATCTGAGTTCTGGGCGCACACCGAAATACTACCTAATAAAGATGCGGAGTTCCTCCTGCTGAAATACACCGACAACGAGGCACTACCACCCACCATCCTGGATGAGTTAATGATGAAGCTAGATAAAGCCTATCACAACCCAGCAATGGGGAATGTGGCAGGGAATATCAAATCTAGCTATTGGGCGAATTGGTGCAAGGTTTATGTAGATGGAGAGATTGGCAGCTTGCAGGGTACGGTGTTTCAGTTCACCCAATGTGGGCAGATACCTTTGGAGGCAGAACTATTGGCATACGGGATAGATTGGGGGTTCACCAATGACCCGACCACCTTAGTTGCTATGTATCGGATAAACAAAACATTGTACCTAGAAGAATTGATATTTCAAACGGGGATGAGAAACGTGGATATTGCAACCAAGATGAATGAGTTGGGAATCAGTAAGCAGGTGCCAATCTATTGCGATGATGCAGAACCCAAGAGTATTGCTGACCTCAATAGCTTAGGCTATGGTAACGCACAACGAGCGTACAAGGATAGGATAAATACGAGCATTGACCTTTTGCAGGGGTATGAGTTGCAGGTGCTATCATCATCACTCAACATGGTGAAGGAGTTTAGAAACTACCGATGGGAGACGGATGCCTCCGGTAAGTCAACCAACAAACCAATCAAATCATTCAACCACACTATTGACCCTTTGAGATACATTGCCACCAATACTTTAATCGGGGCAACGGGAGAATATTATCTGATGTAGAAAAATATCTGCATTTATTGCCACTATAGGTATGACGGTGGCACAATACCAAAAAGTTTACGAGATTAACAACACCACACCCGATACCATCGAGCGTATGGGTTGGATCATTTGCGCACTATACGGTAAGACCTACGACCAGGTTAACGGTATGACCTCATTGGGGTTTATGGTTTACGTTAGCAGGATTGAACGTGCGCTCACAGCAACCCCAAAATGGTGGCAACCTAGATGGCATTTCCAAACCGATGCCACCAAGATAACCCTAGGGCAATTCATTGAATGTCAACATTGGCTGAAGAATGACAGCGTGCAGGTGCTTGACCTTGTGGCTGCATCTATTCTCAAAGTCCGTGGCAACCATGCCGAAGATGTACTGAGGATTCAATCTGCACCATTCAACCAAGTTTTGCCAGCGGTAACCGAGTTTGTCGATAGTATGAACAAGTTGGTACTTAGCTACAAAGGATTGTTTGAGCAAGAGCCGGAGATGGATGAAAACGACATGCCTGTGGTTAAAGAATCCGTACACCCATTCATTGACCAATACGGTTGGATATTCTCAGCAACAGAGGTGGCAAGGCATGAAGGTATTACGCTGGATGCTGCAATGGATTTACCCGTTATGCAAGCGTTCAACGCTATGGCATATCTGAAAAGTAAGGCACAATACGAAAAACTAAAAATGTCATAATATGAAAACGACCCAAGAAAAACTGATGCCCTGGATATTTATTGCAGTAGCGGCCACTGCTTTTGTAATCATCTTACTAGCGTCATTGTAAATGCCAAAAAGAACCATTACATCAGCATCCAATAAAGCTGCCACATCGGGGTTCCTCGATTTATTGGGGGCAGAGCAGAGCGATTTTGAAGCAGTAAAGTTAGATACCATTGCCGATTCAATGGAGTATGTGGCAGCGGTGTACACGGAGAAGCTGAACGAGCAGCTACGTTTAAAGGATGCAGATAGTAGTGGGGATTTGGCAAAGAGTATTGTTGCCCTCGATGTAGTGATATTGGGAACGGTTTACACGGTAGAGATAGAATCGTTAAGGTATGCCTCTTACATTGATGAGGGTGTTGACGGTTGGGCAAACAGCAGGGGTTCACAATTCAAGTTCAAGAAGTCAACCCGTAAACGTGGCGAACCATTCACGGGTAAAAGTGCCTTTGTTGAAAGTTTAAAGAAATACCTAGACCGTGAGGGTAAGATTGGCAGACTGACCAAGAAAGTACAGATAAGTGATAGAGAGCGTAAAAGAGCCAAAATAACGGATGCAAGTACAAAGGCAGCTATTGCTGCAGCCTACATGATTAAAAGGCAAGGTATCGCTCCTAATCACTTTTGGAGGGATGCTACCAAACAAATGGATGAGATAATCAAAAAGGAGTTCAGCGCAGCCTTGAAGATTGATATTATAAACAACTTAACGAATAACTAAATGACAGCTAACAGCACACCCCCAACCTATGCCAGCGTTAACGGGCCACTTGTGTGGGTGTTTTACGATGCCAATAGTATCAACCCTGCTTACCTTGACTACAAGTATGTGGGTGAGGTATGGGTAGATGGGGTGAAAGTTTATACAGAGAGAGCCTACCCAAGACCAGGGGGTTCATTTGGTATATTTGATTTCTCGGCCATTATCCGCAATTATGTTGTTCCCGTTTATCTCCCAGCAGCAGGGGTGGTTGCTCAACAATTAGGTTCAGCAGTATTCAGAACACCCGATGTAGTTATCAAAGTGCGTGAAGATTACAACGGAGCAACCGGGGCCGTAGTGCTAACAGATAGCGCACGGATATTCTACAACAACTACAATGACAGAAATGAAGGGGTGACGGGTATTGCTACCCTCATCAATAAGCCGTTAACGGTTAGGGATAGAACAATAAACCTCACACGAAGCTGCACCAAGTATTTCATCCCATACTTTGCTACATCAACCACACCATACAACGTAGTTATCAACGGCACAACCACAGCGGTAACACCGTCAGCAGCCAACACCTGCCAGATGATAAACATTGCACCAATAGGTTTGAGCAGTTCTGTTGAATCATATGTGGTAAGTATCAATGGCCAAGTGTACAACGTGAACATCGTATGTGATGGTTTATACACCAACTACTACCTGCACTTTCTGAACAAATACGGTGCCTTTGAATCTATGCTATTCAACAAGGTTAGGAAGCGATCATTTGAAACAAAGCGCAAAGAATACCAACAGCCACAGTTTAGGGTGAGCAATTCGGGGGTGGTTAGCCTCGGCACTACAGCAGCACTCCATGAGCAGCGGACACAGTTTGCAGGTGAGTTTACTGAAAGGCTACGCATCCAAACCGACCTTTTAACAGATACCGAATGGCAATGGCTTTCACAAGTGGTGAACAGTCCGATGGCATACCTAGAAGATGCTGGAACGGTTTACCCAATTGTTATCGGCAACAACAACTATGAGTTCAAAGAATACGTGGTTGATAGACTAAACACCCTGCAATTAGATATTCAATTTGGCACACAAATAAACACGCAATACCGATGATAGAGGCGTTCATAGAGAAACAACCCGTTGATATTAATGAGGTATTCAGTACGCTGATAACCTATGCCATTGATGATGTAAAAGACTTTGGGGCAAAGAATACTGCATTCAGTAAAACATTGGTGCTGCCTGGCACAAAGAACAATAACGAACTATTCGGTAATGTGTTTCAGATTAGCCGTTCAACGCAGTACAACCCTGCTGTTCCAAACTTCGGTATCAATTTCAATGCAGCGGTAGGTGCAGACATTATAGTGTTCGCTGATAACACGCAGGTATTCAAAGGTATATTGAGGCTACTTGAAATAACGGTAGATAAAAACGTGGTTGAATATGAGGTGGCCATGTTTGGTGTGTTTGGTGGGTTCATTGCCAAGATGGGGAATAATAAACTAGAGGCATTGGATTTCAGTGCCTACGATCACACCTACACAGTAGGCGCAATATCTAGTTCATGGAACAATGCCAACGTAGGGGCAGGGTATTACTACCCATTGATGGACTACGGCACATACAGCACAGCAAAAAAGAATTGGCAGTACGGCACGTTTAGACCTGCATTATTTGTGAAGGAATACATAGATAAGATATTCGCAGCAGCAGGGTACACCTATAATTGTGCGCTGTTTGATACAGCAAGGTTTCAAGGTCTCATTGTTCCCCATACCCAAAAGAAACTGCAATCATTTACAACCACCCTGGGCAGCGGTAATTTAATTGCACCGTATGTGGTGATTGATGATACCATCCCTAGAGATGTTGGACTTGCAAAGTTCGACAACTACACCGCTGGATTGTTTACTGCCAACGCAGGATTCAACGCATTTACATTCACGGGTGCAACGGGTGCAGCGGTGAACATAACGGTTAACCTAGAGGGTGAGTACGATACAGGGCCAGAAGATATTTTGATTTACCTCATTGTGGACGGTATTAATGTGCGGATTGATAGACTACCTGCTACCGGAACATCAGCTTTTAGCTTATCCTACACCGAGCAGGTAACGGTCACTACAAGTGATGTGGTAACGATTAACATACAGTCTGAGTTTGCAAATCCTACATACAAGCTGACAATGAACACCGCATCAATCGGGTTTGAATCATTGGTGCCTGTATTAAACCCCATCAGCATTGGTGGCAATGTTACTATCAACGATGTGATTCCAAAGAACATCCTGCAAAAAGACTTTTTAAGCAGCATCTTAAAGCTGTTCAACCTTTATGTGTTCGATGATAAGGAAAACGATAAACTACTCAACATTGAACCCTTTGTAGATTTCTATGCCAACGCTGACCGGATAGATTGGACAAACAAGATAGACCGTTCAAAGCCGATGCGCATCAAACCTATGAGTGAGTTAAACAGCCGCTACTTTGAATTTAACTACAAGGATGATTCCGACTATTGGAATGACCTGTACAAAAAACGGTACAATGAAACGTACAACTCATTCAAGTTCGATAGCCAATTTGAGTTTGCCAAAGAGGTGCAAAAGGTTGAGTTGATATTCAGTCCAACACCATTGGTGGGTTATGTAGGTGAGGAGAAAGTATATTCAACTGTGTTCAAAAGAACCGGAGAGGTTACAGGGGTGGGCGAGGAGAACATGGATTTCAATATCCGAATACTACAGGCAAAGAAAATCCTAGGCGTGACAAGTTGGAACGTGTTGGATGGTGCAAGCGTGTTGGGTTCATACACTGCATACGGGTACGCTGGGCATTTAGACGATCCGGATGCACCCACCAATGATCTTGGGTTTGGAGTTCCGAAAGAACTATTCTTTGTGCTGACATCGGGTGCGCTCAATAATAACCAATTCAATCTCTATTACTCAACCTACATGGCAGAGATAACCGATAGGGATAGCAGACTGTTGGAGGGTACGTTTAGGTTAACCCGTAAAGACATAGCGGAACTTGATTTCTCTAAACTGATTTATGTGGATGGTTCGCTGTTTAGGTTGAATAAGATAATGGACTACAACGCAACAAAAGAAGATACCTGCAAGGTTCAATTACTCAAGGTTATAAACACAATTTATTAGATATGTCAGATGTAGAAATAAAAGGTAGAATATCGGTAGACACCGGAGAGGCATCCAAAAAGTTGGCTGACTTAAACAAGGTCATTGCTGAACAAAAGAAAGTTTGGAAAGATTCAGCAATCGGAAGCGATGAGTATAAGGCAGCACAAGAAAAGTTAAAAACTGCTACTACGGAGTATAACGGTATTTTAAAAGAAAATCAGCAACAACAATCAAAAAGTGCAGGGGCATTTGGATTGCTCAAAGAAAAGGTGGGTGCCATATCCCCAGCCATGGGTGGAGCAATACAAGGAACGCAGGGGTTAGGTACTGCATTCAAGGCACTACTTGCCAACCCGGTTGGTTTGGTGTTACTTGCTATTGTCGGAGCATTGAAGCTGTTGTATGAGTGGTTTGCCAATTCCTTTGAAGGTGGGCAGAAGTTAGAGCAGATGTTTGCAGGGTTACAAGCAGCAGGGCAGGCGTTAATGGATAACCTGGGAAGAATAGCCTCAGCCATTAAAAAGGTGTTTACCCTAGACTTCAGTGGTGCAAGGGCAGAGATTAAAGGGGTGGCGGATGCTGCAACAAATGCTTACAATCAAATGGCAAAGCTGACCAAAGAAAAGCAGCAGCTAGACAGAGACCAAGCGGATAATGATTTGGAGGGTGCAAAGAGGCAGCAGTTACTTGCAGACCTTAAAGAAAAGTTGGCAGACGGTGATGTGCCTATTGCAGAAAAGAAAAAGGCACAAAAGGAATTGCTGGCAATGAGTGAGGCGAATGCAGCGGAAGACATAAAACTTGCAAAAGCTATTGCTGACAATAAGATTGCACAACTCACTCTGCAAAAGGATGGTGAGAAAAAAAACTATGTTGAGATACAGAAAATTAAGGCCGACCAGATAAGGGTTGAAACTGAAAATGATAGGGAACTAAAGCAGATTAGAAAGGCAGGTAATACCTTAAACAAAGAAGAAGATGCACAACGAAAAGCACTGCATGATGCTGACATGGCACGTAGAAAAGAGGCTGCCCAAAAAAATAAGGAATACCACGAAGAACAGAAAAGACTTGCAGCAGAAAAACTTGCACTCGATAAAAGACTAGCGGAAGCGAAGAAAAAGTCGGATGAAGAAATGATAAAAGGCATTGAGGAAGAAGGGGAGAGATTAAGAAAGGCAGAATTAGAGCAAGAAAAGAAAAACCAAAAAGCAAAAGATGATATTGAACTTTTCAGACTTAATCAGAAAAAGAAATATGCAGAACTCGATGCACTAAACAACCCAGACAGCATCCAAAACAAGATTGCCAAAATAAATGCTGACCTACAACTTGAACTTTTTGCACTAGAGGCAGGAGATGTACAAAGGCAGATACTTGCAAAGAAAGCGAGTGATGCCATACTAGCCATTCAAAAGGAGGAAGCTGATAAGAAAAAGAAGATGCAAGATGCAGAAATCCAAAGTAAAATAGAATTTGCAGGGGCAGTAGGGAATGCTATTGGTGCGCTAGGTGGCCTATTCAAAAAAGGAACGGCAGCAGCAAAGATTGCTGGACTTGCAGAAATAGCTATCGGCACAGGTGTAGGTTTTATCAACGGTTTACAGATTGCACAAAAGACTGCAAAAACAACTCCAGCAGCAGCCTTCACATTCCCAATATTTTATGCCACACAGATAGCAGCGGTGTTAGCAGCAGCAGCAAGGGCAAAATCTATCTTCTCAAAAGTAGAAGGCGGTGGCGGTGGGGGTGGCGAATCAGCACCATCTATCCCATCTGCACCACTAGGGCCACAATCAAGTTCAACCTCACTCGATGCAGCTAGTATTCAAGGGATAGGCAATGCAGCAGCAGGGGGAATCAACAGAACCTTTGTGCTGGATTCAGATGTGAACGATGGCCAAGAAAGACAAGCGAGAATATCAAGGGCAGCACGTTTGGGTTAAACGGAAAATAACACGGTTTCCTGCCACTACAGATATGCAAAAGCTGCCACTGTACGAAATGAGTATAAAGGATGAGACCGAAAGCGAGGTAGAAGTATCTGCCATCGCTTTGGTTGATAGTCCTGCAATAGAGAAAGCATTCTATGCCTTTGATGAAAATACCAACCCCCTTGCATTCTCCCAAATAAAGGAGGATGAATATTTGATTGTCGGCCCGGCCATGATTCCCGATATGAAGATTTACCGGAATGATCCCGACTTTGGCGAGTATCAAGTATTCTTCTCTAAAGAAACCGTAGTAAAGATTGCCGAGAAGTTCTATAAAAAGGCATTCCAATCCAACGTAAACCTAATGCACAACTCCGAACAGATGGTGGAGGGTGTGACCTACTTTCTTTCTTTCATCAGAGATACAGCAAAAGGCATGGTTGGCCTTGCAGGTGATTACCCGGAAGGCACATGGTTTGTAGGTGCCAGGGTGAACAATCCAGCGGTATGGGAAAAGATTAAATCGGGTGAGATTACAGGGTTCTCAGTAGAGGGTGTGTTTGAATATTACAAACCAAACAAGGAAGAAACTGCACCCGTGGAGACTGATGATGAGTTGTTGGCAAAAATAAAAGAATTGCTAAACGGAAAATAATCACATAAACGTACACTTTCATACATACAACTTTTATCACATGACCAATAGCAAAGATATTATTACAGGAATCAAGAAGTTATTATTTGGCGAAGAAGTGCCAGCGGCACCCGTAGCACCTGCACCTGTTGCACCTGCTGAAGAAAAGATGGAAAAGGATTACACGCTTGAAGATGGTGTTACCATTGTAAGCATTGACAAGTTAGAAGTAGGCGGTACAGTTACATTGAGTGGCTCACCTGCACCCGATGCCGTACACACTTTGCAAGATGGCACAAAGATCACCACTGCTGCTGGAATCATCACTGAGGTAAAGCCGATTGAAGTATTGGCAGAAGAACCACAGGCAGCAGAAGAAACAGCGTACAAAGTGCCAGCAGAAATGGCTGCACAACTATCTCGCATTGAAAAATTAGAGGCTGCACTTGCAAAGCAAAGCGAGGCATTCTCAAAACTATTTCCTCTCATTGAAAAGATGGCAGAGGTAGAAGTTGAGGCACCTGTTGAGAACCAAAAGAGTTGGGAAGAAATGACCGCACTTGAAAGATTCAGAGCAACAAAAAACTAAGGAACAATGGCATTGAAAATAAAAGAAGGTTCAAAGATTGTTGCCTATGGTGCAGCAAACGAATCCTTCACAAGTTCATCAAAATTAACGCAAGATGTATTGGTTCACCTTCAGACAAGGTTTCCAAATGATATTGTGAGTGATGAACCTCAAAAGCCGTTATTGAAACAAGAAAAGCAAAAAGTAAAATAAAAATTTAAAAACCACAAACAATGGCAATATCTTATAACGTAGTCGACATCCGTGGCGTAGCAGCGGAACCAATCATTGAGGAACTAATCTTTGACAACGCAACCGTTTCAGAAGGTTTAGTTACTTTGGAATCAGATGTTAAAGCTGAAACCATTTTCACAGAAACAACCGCAGGTGTTACTATGCAGGCTTACACAGCAGGCGCACCTACATCATCTGGTACTTTTGGTGCTTTTGATGTAACTGTAACCCCTACAAAGGTTCAGTACTACCACGAGTTTGATCCAAACTCTTTGCGTTTCTCTCGTTTCAAAAGAGATATGAAGCCGGGTGCCTGGAACATATTAAGCACAGAATTTGAGCGTGTGGTGATTGGTGGATTGTATTCTCGTAAGATTTCTGCAAACGTAGAATCTTTATTCTGGAACAACGCATTGGCCGGTACAAAAACAGCCGTTGCAGCACTTGTTGCAGGAGTTGCACAAAACGCAGTAGGAGCAGCAGAGAAAACTTTGGTTGCTGCTACCACAGCAGGTTTGTTCGATGGTATCATCACCAAGTTAATCTACAACAATTCAAATGCAACTGCAACAGCAGGGTTGGGAACTCGTGTGAAAGTAGCAGGTACAACCATTACCTCAACAAACATCAAAGATGAGTATGATAAAGTGTACGCAGCTATTCCAGCAGTAGTGTTGGCAGATGGTGGTGAGGCTCCTTTCATCTACGCTCCACGTAGCCACAAGCAGTTAATCAACATTTACAACAACATTCCAACGAACTTCAAAGAGGCATTCAGCGTGAATGATGCAAGAACTCAATACTTCTTCAACGGGGTAGAGATTAAGTTCGTACCGATTCCAGAAAACGTGATTGTTGCTGCTCGTAAATCTCACCTTTTTTGGTGTACTGATTTGGCCGCTGACATCAACAAAATGGAGATCAACAAGATTGCCAACAACCGTGAAGATATGTTCGTGAAAAACAACATGACCATTGCTGCACACGTAGGTAACCAAGCGTTCAATGTGTTGTACGTAGGATAAGAAACAAATTAAGGGTAGTACTTCGGTGCTACCCTTTCATAAATAAAATTTAATACTATGCCGTGTGTACTCACCCAAGGCTACAACCTAGATTGTAGGGATTCTTTTGGCGGTTTGAAAGAGGTTTATGTAATGGAGCATGCCAATGGTGTCGTTACCCAAGCTGCTGGAATCGTTACAGGAATCGTAAAGACAGCAACAAAGAAGTTTTTCAAATACAAATTGATTGCCCATACCGGAGAAGCAGATGAGGCTTTCACTCCTAGCAGAGAGAATGGCACTACAATGAGCAAGCAGTCAGTAAAATTCCCAATCAACAAGATGACTGTTGCAGTACGCAATGAGTTGCTTTTGTTGGCTCAGAATCGTTTGCTGATTGTTATCGTTGACCAGAATGGTACAGGGTGGTTGTATGGTGCTGATTTCGGAATGATGCTAGCACCATCAACTGCAAAGACCGGGAAAGTTTTGGCAGACAGAAATGGTTATGAATTAGGATTTGAAAGTGATGAGAAGTTCCTCGCACCTTCAGTAGATGCAGCGACCTTGCTGACCTTAGAAACCCCAGGCGTTTAGTTTTGGTAAATAATAAAAGAAAGGCCTCACAGAAATGTGAGGCTTTTTTTATGTGTTTCTGAAAAAAGAATGAATTACTGCCACTATAGATATGTTACTGTTAAACCAAGGAGATACAACGGGTAGAATAGTTTGCACACTTACTGAAAAGGTAACGATTGCAGAACCGTTTTATGTGTTTGTATTTACCCACGTAACAACCAAAGCAGTGGTACAATGGGTGCAAACTTTCGGGAACGATACAAGTCCATCACCGGAGAGATACAACGAGTTTTTAATACCACTCAGTTTATTTAACAACAAGGCCACAGGGCAATATACATACAATGTTTTTCAAAGTACAGTGGTAAACCCTGCAACAACGGTGGGTTTAACCCTACTTGAAAACGGCAAAATGCTGCTGGAAAAATCCAGCGGTGTAACTCTAACGGGTCACAACCCATCAGCAACATACACAGGATATGCAGGATAATTTAATTACAATATCATTTGCGGATGTAAAAATTCCCGACTTCAAAGAGCAGCCAGGCGAAAAGGTTGTGATGTTTGGCGAGGATAATAAGTACCCCGACTATTTGATAATGTTACTCAACAAGAGTGCAAAGCATAACAGCATTATCAATTCCAAGGTAAACTACATATTTGGTAATGGGTTGAAGGCAGAGGTAGAAGATGAAACGGCCATGGCCTTCATTAAGAAAAATACAAAGCTGATAAAGAAGATTACCCATGACAAAGAAGCATTTGGGATGGGGTATATTCAGTGCATACCTAAAAGGGATGGCAAGACATGGGGATTCCATCATCTGTCTTACAATCGGATGCGTTCCAATGTAGCTAACACTTATTTCGAGTATCGTAAAGATTGGCAAAAGAAATGGGATGGTAAAGCAAAGTGCTGGCCAGCGTTTGACCCTTCAAAGAGGGTAACATCGGTTTTGATGTTCAAAGAATACAGAGCAGGGTTAGAGACCTACAGCCTACCATCATTTGTGGCAGCTTGTAACTACATAGAGGCAGACATCGAAGTATCAAAGCATACACTCACCAACGCTCAGTCTGGTTTCAGTGCATCGA